TTACTTTTGGTGTGGTAACAAATTAGCCTTTGTTACTATTTCTCTCAAGCTCGAAACCTCACCTTCTAAGTCTGCTAATTTGTCATAAATATCAGCAGGGTCTGGTAGCTGAAAATTAAGATGTAGCTTAATTTCCCAAACCTCTTTTATACTTTCCGGATTGATATTTTGCGTTGGATAATTCTTTCTATTATCAGACTTGCAAATAAGATTGTTGTACTTCTTTATTTTATTTATACATCTTTTAATCAAACCATCTTCAATTTCATTTGAAATAACTGCATAAATTCTGTTATCCTTTATACCAGTTATCCAGTTCTCTACAAATTGTCCAACAACGTAACCTCCTGCCAAAGTTGGAAACATAGACGTCCCCTCAATTTCAAACATTCTGAAGAGTCCGTTATTTAATCCCGGCATTCTGAATGAAGGTAATTTTTTAATGAAATTTTCATTGTTGTAACCTTCAAGATACCCTGCTTTTAGTTTATGTGGTACAAGTACAATGTTATCCACATTGTGCGAATCTACAGTAATAATAGTTGGAGTAACGTTACTGTAATCTTTTTTTGTTTCTGCTATGGTAGTATTCATAGAAAAACTTCCGCTCACAGGAGTAATAACCTTTGCATTCTTTTGCAAGCTTCCTTGACCGGTTATGTACCAATTCAAATCTAAATCTTCAAACTTGTTTGATAAGTCCTGCAAAATATCCACAGATGGTTTTGCATTTTCCTTTTTTAACCTATACAATTTTTCAGGCGAACTGTACCCGAGAGCCTTTGCAAGCTCGGGAATACCGGAAAACCCATAAAATAAGGCTATCTCTAAAGTTCGTTCAAAGAAGTTTGAATTTTTATTCAAATTTGTTTGCATAGTTCAAACTTGTTTGTATATTTGCGTATAATTATTACGCAAAAATAAGAAAATATGACAACTAGCAATGAAAAAATTGAAATAAAAGTTAGCGAAGTCGCTGCCGTTTTGGGCTGGAAGTACACTACTGCTAAGTCTATTAAGGATAGAATGTCACCAAAAATCAAGTTTCAAACTTATTTGGATTGCGAAAAAAAGCTGAGAGAAGCTAAGGAAAAGATCAATAATGAATTATCAAACTAATATAATATGAAAAAATACATCTCCGTGATTCCTTATCACAAGCACGTGGCAAGTGTTATCAAAAATTATTATCACATCATTCTATTTAGAAAGCATATTGATTTTCACTACAGAACTGATTTTAATATAAAATAAGTATGAATCAAGCAATGATATCAAATAGAGGTTTTCAATGTCCGGTAAAAGGATGTGATAAAAAACTTAATCGAAAATTTTCAGCTCAAGGTTTAACAATGCATTTTATAGCTAAACATCCCGGAGAGTTAGAAAAGAGACTAAGGCTAAAAGTAATATAAGGCAATAGGGTGTCCTGGATAATTTTTTTGTCCCGGATGTAGGGTTCAACTCCCTGCATTGCCACAAAAATCCCAAACGGTTTAAAGCGTGGTTCGATTCCACGCTGGGAACAATACAATAACAATGAATTTCAGACAGGGCGATATTATTACACGTAACACAGGAGACAAACAAACCGTTTGGGTCTCTCAGCGTTTGATAATTGATGTATGTGGGATTTCTGATTCTCATTTCAGAAAGAACAGAACCAAATACAAAGAGTCTGTTCAGAAATGTTACCATCATCATAACATTTTGCCAGACACCGGTAAAAGCTGGCGATGGGCGAAGATGGATGCAGGTTTCTATTATGATCTTGCAAGGATATCTAACAAAGCTCCACAAAACTACAGAGGCTATTTTGGTGACAGTTCCGCACTGGTTAAAAGCTATGAGGATTTTATCAATAATACTCAGATCTCGGATTTTGAAGATATGTTTAAACGTCATTTAAACCGTGTTTTCAGAACATACTTGGAGTTTTACAATGATGCTAATGAAGTACAACGCCCGGCACTTGCAAAAGCCTGTGCGGTGATTGATTTCATACTGGAGCATAAAGACAATTATCCAGGAACCAAATCCAAAATCTACAAAGATTTAGAACCTGTTTTGAAAAAGATGGATTTGCAGTACATCCCACATCATCACCTTAGACTGAAGGAAAAAATTGATGAGTTATTTGCGACTGAATCGCTGGCAATTCCTGATATCATCAAACTGCCTAGAACTGGTAACACTAATTCAATGGTGTTTGATGACCCGGAACTTGTAAGCTGGGCGATGCAGTTGAGAAATATGCCAAAGAACTACAGCAATGACTACATCATCCGAAAAATAACAGATATGTGTGAGCTGGTTGGCAAACGTACACCATCACGCAGATGGTACGGACAAAACATCTTTGAGCAAAACGGAACAAAGTTTTTAACGGCTAAAAGATACGGCTCTAGTAGGAAATCACACATTCATAAATCTTACATTCCTTTTGCTAATGCGTTATTTGCGGGCGATTGCTGGGAAATGGATGCAACTAGAGTAAACATAGTTTCTCACGAGGTTGAAGTTGTGAATGAAGAAACAGGAAAGAAAACTAAAGCAGATAAGTTTCTGATGGTAGTCGCTATCCGTGATGTTCATTCCGGTGATGTTTTAGGCTATTCTTTCAGTCATTCAGAAAACCATTTGGTTTATGCTGATGCAATGAAAATGGCGGTTCAAAAAACAGGTTATTTGCCTTACGAAATTGTTACTGACCGTTTTCCGGGACATAACACACCACAAATGGAAGATTTGTTTGCAAGAATGGAGGCTCTTGGTGTTCATATAGAGTTTGCTCACGATGCTAATAGAAAAGCAGGTGTTGAGAGATTCTTCAGAACATTGCAGCAAATCACGATGCCGGATTCGGATTATTTCTATGGAGACGGTATTCAGTCTCGCAGTTTATCTGCTTTCCGTTCACCGGAATACATTGCGCAGATCAAAAAAGAAAGCAAAAAAGCTGGATTTGATATGTACAAAGCCGTTGAGGAAAGCACATTCATTATTGAAAGTTTCCGTGATACACTTTACAGCCGATATAGCCGTAAACATAAAAATCTACAAAAGTCGCCTAGACAAATTCATAACGATAGCGAAAAACCTCACGTGATTGAAGTTTCCGAAGCTACTGTATCAATGTTGTTTGGTCTTAAAAAGACAATCCAAATCCGAAATAAAGGTCAGATTGCAACTGAGATTCTAGGCGTAAAAATGAGCTACTTCATCAGTCGAGCTTACTATGACATCATTAAAAATTATCATACAGAATCTATTGTTATGTCTTATGATATTGAGGATTTGAGTGTTGTTTTCCTTTGGGAAAAGCACGGACAACTATTGAAGTCGCTTTGTGAAGCTGAGTATTTTGTAGAACCTCAGAAATATGGTCCGAACAAAGTAATGCAACAAGTAGGCGTAGCAAAAGCACGTGAAAAAGCAATCAACGAACTGAAAGAACTGGACTATCAAGAAACCATTGGCGAAGAAAATCTGATGCTTGGCAGATACGGTAAAAAAGACGAATTGAATACGGCTGATGATTATTACAACAATAATCAAATCCCTATGAAAAAAGTATCCGGAAGCGACATACAACCGGATAATAATAAAGGCGGTGACCTAGGAAATTACCGCTCTGAATGGTAATAAAACTTAACAAAAATTTTATAGTATGACAAATCTACAAAAAAATGAGATTATCCAACTCATTGAGATGGAAAAGCCAAAGCTTGGAAGCTACACGGCAGTAGCCACAAAATGTGGTGTTAGTAAATCAACTATTTCTAACATTATTAGCGGTAAGCACGACAACATCAAGCCCAAAATGTGGCTAAGCATCGGTTATACATTGGGATATAACTCTACAGAATGGCAAACTGCTGAGACATTTGATTTTAGAAAGATTCACAGCCTTTGCAACGATGTGAAGAATGAGCATTTGTTCAGAATACTTTCTGCAAAAGCCGGAATGGGAAAAAGTACCGCTCTTGAGTTTTATGCTGATGTAAAAAACGACAGAAAGAACAAAACGCAGGAAGAAAACAACATTTTTTACATCCGTTGTAGAGAATGGTCTGGACGAAAGTTTCTTACTGAATTGTGTATTTCTCTAGGGATTGACCCCGAAAACTCTAAAACGGACGAATTAGGCGAAAAAGTATCTAAGTTTTTCATCAACAGAAGTGCTTACAACCCTATTCTAATTGTAGATGAAGCCGATAAATTAAAAGATTCTGCAATCCGTTGGTTTATCCATTTTGAGAACGAAAACAAAAACATTACAGGTTGTCTTTTGTCGGGAACTGAATACCTAGAAAAACGCATCCGAGACGGTGTGAGATTGAAAAAGCAAGGCTATGACGAAATAGAAAGCCGTTTCCGCAGAACTTATGTAAAGTTGATTGGTTCTCGTGAAGCTGATGTCAATGCTATTTGTGAAGCTAATGGAATCTTTGAAAAAACAATCCAATCAAGAATTTTTACAGAGTGCAATCCTACTCCTGTCATCATTAACAAACAAAGTGTAAAAGTTGTAACCGATATCAGAAATATACAAGGAAAAATAGCTAGAGAACTTAGAATTAAACAATCTGCATAATTATGACAACACCAGAAAAACTAGATCAGATAGTAAAATCCTTAACAGAATTAAAAAATCCGTCAATAAGCGACTTTTTGAAAGCAACAACTGAAGCAACCAAAAAGCTTGATGGTTTTTTGAAAGAAGAATATGATAAGGGCTATAAAACAGCAAAGGAAGAAATCAAAATAATTAAACAAAATTAATATGACAAACGAATTTTTTCCACCAGACGAAAAGGAATTGGAAGAAATCATCAGAGGACTCAAAGCAAGACTGGAAGATGATGCCTACCAAGAAGAATGGATTAAAATCCACGACGAGCTGATGTTTCGTCAAAAACAATTACAAGAATTAACCATTAAAAACAACGCCCTATGAAAACAGTAACAATTTATCTCAACGCAGAAAAAACCGCATTCCAAGTCGTAAAACCATCAGAAAAATTTAGTGGCGACTGGAAAGGCTTGGTACACGGTGTAACTAACGGATTTTATCACTCATTCAAAGTATTTTAATTATGACAACTATCGACATCAATCAACTATCAACAGAACAATTGGAAGCGGCTTTGGCTCAAAAAAGAGAATCAGAACGCATCACAAGAGAAAATCAGCGCAAATCTTATGAATCTTTAAAAGTAGAAACTATCGAGGATTTAGCACCAATGGCTGATGAAATATCACTGTCTTTGATGAGATTCAGAGATAAGGCTTTTAGTCAACTTGGAACGCTTTACTCATTACTGCAAGACTACAGCAAGCGTCACGCAGACGGTAAAGGAAATTTTAAAATTGAAAATAATGATTTTAAAATCCTTTTTAAAAGACAAGGAAAGGGAACTTTTGACGAAAGGTCAGAACAAGCAGAAAAGCACATTATTGATTTCCTTAACACGAGATATGACGGCGATTTGGACACTAAAGATTTGATAATGTCTTTAATGGAAAGAAAGAAAGGAGACTTAGACATTAATATGATTCAGAAGCTCTACAATATGGAAGATAGATTCAATGATGATAATTGGAGAGAAGGAATTAAGCTGCTAAAAGAATCTTACAGTTTCAACCACAGTAAAGATTACATCTCTTTTTTCAAAAAAGGTAGAAACAATCAATGGCAGGGAATCAATCTTAACTTTTCAAACATCTAAGTTATGATAGCGGTATTACTAATATCAATCAGTTTTGTTTGCTTTCTAGGCGGTGTTTGTCTCGGAGCAATTATCAACAGCAACAATCCTTACCAAAAGGATTAATCCCAAACGGTTTACTGCGTGGTTCGATTCCACGCTGGGAACAAAGAAAATTTAACAGAATATGAAAGCAATTGGAGTAAACACCTTCATCAATAAGCGTTTCGATACATTCGCTTTTGATGATGCTTGGAAGGACAGCTTCGGAGAACCCGAAAAGAACTTCAAAATGATTGTTTACGGTAGTTCCGGCAACGGTAAAACCGAGTTCAGTGTAAAGTTTGCAAAATATCTTGCTACGTTTGGAAAAGTGGCTTATTGTAGCTACGAACAGGGTATTTCTAAAAGTTTACAAGACGCCATCGTTCGTAATAATATGGAAGAAGTTTCGGGAAAAGTAATGTTTCTTTCCGGTGGTTCTCTTCCAGACCTTATTGAATACATCAGAAAAAGCGGTTCAAAAATCGTAATAATCGACAGTTTGGACTATATGAAACTGACGACCGAACAGTTTAAAGTCCTTATCAAAACTTTTCCTAAAAAAGCCTTTATCATCGTTGCCTGGAGCAAAAACGAAGCACCAAAAAGCCAATACGGAAAAGACATTGAGTTTATGTGTGACATCAAGTCTTATGTCGAAAATTTCCGCATTAAAATGCCTCGCAGTCGCTTTGGTGGAAACAAAGAATTTGTGATTTGGAACGAAGGCAAAACTGTAAAAAAGAACGCTCAACCTTCTTTATTTGACACAGAATGAAAAAGTACAGAAAAAGAATAAGAATTGAGAATGCTACAGCTTTCAAATTGGAGTATTTCGATGGAAGTGGCGAAAAGAAATACAAAGAATTTGTGACTGAAAAATCTATGGAGCAATTTCACAAAAGACAAACAGATTTTCTGTATTTGGCAATCAATAGATATGCATTTGTAAACGAAAAATGGCACAGATTCTTAAAGCTTACATCGCCTTATGTATTTGAAAGGGAATTGGAATCTATCAACAAGTTTTTCAAAGAAAATATTGAAGCTGAAAATCTTCAAAGTTTTAAAAATGAAGAAAATTAAAATCAATAAATATTTAGAATTATGGCAGCAAAACCATTAAAAAAGAAACTATTCAGAGCGCAATTTCTGATAACAAAACCTCCCAAAAGCATCCACGAAAAGATAAAAGGGATATCCAGTATTCTTTTCATAATTGCTCACAAAGAATTGGATGTGAAAATGTACATAGAAAGTAAAGTTCTAGAAGATATCAGAGCTGAAAACAATGGAGATAATTCCATTTACATCAAAACGCTCAATATCAAAGAACAAAAAATGGACGGACTTGTAGGTCTAGTCTAATCCCAAACGGTTTACTGCGTGGTTCGATTCCACGCTGGGAACAATGAACGACTTAGAGCTTTTAATAATGATTAAGAAAGCGTTTAAAAAGCATTTAAACGCTCCAAAAAATCAGCAACCATCTCTTTTGCAGTTGCTGAGTCTTATTAAGCTCATTCGTGAAATAATCATAGAAGATTATAAACTAAAACAACAAATCAATGATGACATCAGAACAACAAAAAATGCAACTCTTGACGAGATTTAAAGCTTCTGCATTAGAAGATATCTGTTGGAGTAAAAGCAACCACAGAACCGTGGATATTAATGAGCTGAGACCTGAAGAAATAGAAAAGGTTTATCTGATGTTTTTTCCACAACCCACTATAATAGAACAAATAGTTCTTGCTGAGCATAAAGAATTACTAAGAAAACATCGTTCCACCTGTCTTACAATTGCGACTAGAATAGGATTAAAAGAGCCTGATAGTTGGGATAAATTCAATAACTGGATGCTGAAAAGCAGTGTTCTGAAGAAAAGGCTGAACGATTACACGCTGGTAGAACTGCAAAGCCTAGAACGCCAACTGCGTGGTGCTGAAAGCAATTTCGAAGCTTCCGCAACCAAGCCGGGAAACAAAGCTTGGTATCACAAACACGGCTTCTCTATGCCATCCAAAAGCTGATGTGTGACAAAATTGAGTTCAAGAATGAACGTGAAGCCAACACGATTAAAAATCTAATCAAGAAAACCAGCCGGAAAAAGAGGATTCCTATCCGGTCGTACTTCTGCAAGATTTGTAAAAAATGGCATCTCACAAGTAGAAAAAACAAGTAAAAATATATATGAATGCATTAGATCAACCGATTCAAGAAGTGGCTTTCAAAATTGATAATGAAGATTTGGGAGTCCTTCTTTTTGCTCTTAATAATTGGGGGCAAAGAAATATAGCTACAAGCGTGGAGGAAAGAATGAGCGTTTTCTCGCTAAGGAAATTGCGCCAAAAAATGGAAGTTCGCCAAAGTCAAACCAAAGGTAGTTTGAAAGAATTTAAACTAAGAATAGAACCTGTTCAAGCTTACTCAATGATAAATCTGTTAAACTGGTTTATGACCTACCAAGTATCACCAGTAAGCTACGAATATAATGTTTGCAGAAAATACAGAGACGAGTTTCACGCAAAACTGTTAACGATATGAGAAGTTTTATTACAAAACATTACGAATCGGGCTTAAAAGTCACGTTTAAATATGATTTAAACGGTGTTTTAAGGTTTTTGGAATTTGATGGCGAAAACTGGAATGCTGAAAAAGTAAAATATATAATGCAAAAAATTCCAGCGGATTTAAAAACCATTCTTGCAGATTTACAAAATCAAAATTTCAAAAAAGGAAGCTGGATTTTTAGCGAGATTACTGTTGTAAGTTTTGACGCTTTTTACAACCAATACCCTAAGAAAGTAGGCAGAAAAGAAGATACTTTGAAAGCTTGGAACAAACTAAAAGAAGTTGAAAAAATGGAAGCTATTCTCTACATCCCGGAACTGATAAAACTTAAAAGTGATGGCACAGCGTTCCCTTATCCTGCAACGTATTTGAATAAAAAACTTTGGAAGTAATGATTAGAGGGAAAATTGAAATTGAAGTTTTAAAAAGTGACTCAGGTAAAATTAGAATAATTTGCGGTGGGTGTAATAGTCTAGTTCCTGATACAGCATTTGGATTGATGGCAAATCTCGAAGTAGAATTGTTAATGAGCTTAGGAATTCTCGATAAGATGAACTTTAAAGTTGGTGATAGAGTTGTAACTGAAGATAAAATATCTGGGATTATAACAAAATCTAGTCCGAATGAGATTGATGTTGAAGTAAAAATGGATGATGATGGAAAATGCTGTTTAATTAATAGAAAATATCTTAATTATGAAAATTAACGGATACGAATACACACAGGAAGAAGTTTTGGAAGCTTTGAGAGAAAAAGGTTATCTCATTCTTCCTTTCAGAACCTACGATGAAGAGCATATACACGGTAGTGGATTTATAATGAATTGGTATAACACACAATGCGCTGTAAAAGGCGATGAAACACCAAGTGATGAGAATGTTTGGCAGAATGTCGCCATCAAAGAGTTTACAAAAAGCTTTACAAAACCGAAATTAGTTTAAAAAATATTTGCACTTTCAAATTATTTTATATCTTTGAAGTGCAAAAATTACCAAAGGAGAAATCCTTTTAAAATAAATTTACAACAATATCGAACCCTCGTCACGGTGAAGGAACGGGAAACCGTCCTTAATCTTACCTTTGGTAATTTTTGCACACCTAAAACGGGGGTTCGTGTTTTAAAATTTTCGAGATGCAAAAAGAAAATTTAAAGCAAGTCATCAACTTGCAAGTTACCGATGGTTTGACGGTAGCGGTTTTTCAAAATCAAACTCACGAATTCGTAATGCCTGTTCGTGATGTAGCGTTAGGTTATGGCGTTGCTTCTGGAACAATTCGAAATCAACTGTCAAAAAATTTTGACGAATTTACTGAGGGAAGACATTATATTAAGGGTGTCGCATTTGGCGACACCCTTCCGAATATCCAGCCTCACGCTATTTATTGGACGAAAGCAGGAATTGTTCGACTTGGTTTTTTTATTAAATCAGAAAGAGCGAAAATGTTTAGAGATTGGGCAGAGACTGTGATTCTGCAAGTTTTATCTCCACAACTCCCAAAAAACCTACCCAATCCTACCAAAAGAAATCATAACCGTCTTACACAGGATAGAATGATTTCCATCTTGGCTGATATTGCAAAGATTGATGACAAATCCTTGAGACTAAGTTTAATTTCAAAATTGGGGCTATGAAAGCTACAAAGTATTTCCAAAACAGTACAGAGATGGCAGATTTTGCACGCCAATTTCGCCAAGAGAACAAGCAAAACAAATGGTTTATCCGTACATTTTTACGTTGCGATCACGTTATTAATGAAAACAGAAAAGCTATTGTTTTGGTAGATAATGAAACCATTATCCAAAGACTTATCACTTGTAAAAAATGCTTCAACGCTCAAAATTCATCAAAATGACAAACACAGAAAAAAACATCATAGAGTTCATAACAAATAACATAGGTACTGAACAACTTGCACTTATCATCAGACGATTCAAAGAACAAACCATAAGAATCGTACTGAAATCTGATGAAGACTTATATAATAAAGAATGGATTTCAGAAGGACATTTTTGGCTCACAGAACTTGCTGAAACTCTTGACCCACAATTAGAAAAAGATTCTTAAATTTACAACCGCCTCTAATGGCGGTTTTTATTTATAATTATGAAAAAAATACTATTATTTATTACAGCTCTTATACTGTTGTCCTGTTCTAATCCAATGAACAAACCTTATAATGAAGAAACTCTTCAAACAGATTTAAAAGAAATTGTTGAAAAGAAAAAGATGTCTGAAGAAGATTCAAAAACCTTTGCGGGTTGGTTAATCTTAGCCAAATTAGGAGATAAAAATCTCAAAGGGAAAACTTATCAAGAAATTCTTGACGAAGCTAAAAATTATAAAAAAGAACAGGAAGAATTAGAATTAAAAGCGAAAGCTGAAGAGAAAGCGAAAGCTGATAAAATGCAAAAAGCCGCAACGATTTCTATTTTTGAATACAATTTTGTGCCGGCAGATTCTGATAATTATGAATATCAAGATTATCATCTTTTCAAATATGCAATAAAAAATAAATCGAACAAAGAAATTAAAGCGCTTAAATTTCACTTTAAAATTTACAATGCATTAGGAGATGAGATTGGTGATGGTTATGAAATAAGTTTAACAGATGATAGAGTATCGCCAAATGCGATCTATCGTGGATATTCTATGTTTAATTCTAATTCCTATAATAGTGATGATAATAAAATATCAAATGCAAATTTCAAAGATTTAAAATTTGACATAATTACTGATAAAATAGTCTATACTGATGGTTCTGTTTTAGAATGATACTAAAAAAAACCGCTAATTTTTAGCGGTTTTTTATGTTGCTATTTGCAGTAAAAAAAAAGCATTATATTTTCGCAATATGCTTGCGCCAAAAACTAAAAAAGACCGAACTCAACAGATGTATGAAGACATCAGAGCTAAATACAGGGAGCTTTCTGATATCAAAAGCCACGGTGTACAAAAATACTCACACGATTACATCGTTATTACTATTGCTAACAAGTTTTACAAATCTCCGAAAACGATTGAGAATATTATTTTCAATCGGGTTTAAACAATGTTAAAACGCTTATTAAACAGTGTTTTTTATGTAATTATAAAATCATCTTGTTCTTCTATTTCAAAAGCTTTGATTTCGCCTTCTTCCATTTTTGCAGCGGTTTCATCTTGAACAATACATTCAAAGGTAATGCGATACAAGTTCCCGGCGTTGCCAGTATCTTCCGGTGCAAAGGCAATCTTTCTCATAGCACTGTAATTCTCGCCATTGGTGGCGTGCATCCGGGAATTGATAAAATCTAAAATACCAATAAATCTCAAAGCATCTTCCTGATTGAATGAACCTGTAAAAGTATTTGCAAACGTTTCATAAAAAAGGTAGCAATCAATTTGCAAGGTCATTTCCTGTATCTTTTCTCCTAGGTCTTTGACCTGTCCAGAACGGAAGGATAAGAATACAGCCGGCGTTGGAAATTCCAATTCTTCTTCCAGAAAATTGACCTGGTTGTGCCAAAGGTCTAGCCACCTGATAGGCGATTTGTCTTCGTAGCCAATAATAGTATTCAGTTGGCTGTATATTTCGGCTTCCTGCTCATTGAGGTCTGCTGTTAATTTCTGAGCCAGTTCTTTGTATAGATTTTGCCAGTTATCCATTATTTAAGGTTTTTAAAGTAGTTGTAAATTTCATTGATAAACATATTGTCCAGGCTGTTCATTAGTGTTTCACTATGACCAATGAATTGCCGTTTAGGTATTTTGATAATAAATTCCTCTTTTTTAGTCAAAGCCAGGAACTTCCATTTTTCAACTTCAGTTTTCTTATACATTGCCCAGAAAAATTTCTTCATTTTTGGAGTTACTTTAACTTTGATTGTTCCGCCTTCATTGTGTATCGCTCCGTAGTTGATGCCTTCACCGGCAGTTATTTCTACAGCTTTGAAATCCGCCTGGGTGATGTTGATGCTATTTTTTAAAGCTAATGATTGCTGGAGAAGTTTGTGGCTCAGCTCATCCTTTCTTTTAACCCACGGGATGAAAGACGTGTCCGTAAAACCTTGTTTAATGAATGAACCTAGAAAGAATGCACGGGCTTTTTCAGATGTGTTTTTTGGCAAATCTTTCAACACTTTTTCAGCTAACTTTCTAAAGTCCGGAACCGGGAATTCAGCATCATTATTTTGCATATTCAAATTTGTTTGTATATTTGTGGTGTACTTAAAGTTCGCGAGTAACATCAAGAATATGTCAGTACGAAAAGAGCCTACTTGTTAGGCTCTTTTTGCATTATAGTACAATCGCCGTTTTTATCGATGATATAGACTGTTTTGATTTGAGGAAATGTTTTGAATTTCTTTTCCACTTCAGCTTTAACTTCTTCCAGCTTCAGAACTGTTTTAGATAAGTTTAAAACTAAAGATTCACATTCCTGTTTAGTTGCGGATTTATAGATGTTACGCAGGTTTTTTAATTTGTCAGTGGTCGGAGCTTTACGGTCTGCAATAGTTTCATCAATAATGTATTCCGGATTTTTATGTCCTAAAAGCAATGTACTATCAAGATGCGCTCTTATTTCCACGTTTACTTTCGCATCTTTCACAATGATTTTCGCATCATCTATATTTTCCTTCAGGTCTTTTTCGTCTGCGTATGGACTTACTTTTAAATTATTAGTTCCTGTATTGTAAACTGTATTGGCAGGTGCTGAAAGTTTCGCTAATTCAAAAGCTTTTTTCCAATCATCATTATTGGTCAATGCAAAATATGGATGTGGTTTACTACCTTTTAAATCTCCTTCACTAAAAATCTGACCACTTTCTCCTACATTAATACGGAATTCTTCTGGAAACTCTTTGTCGCTTAATTTTGGAATTTTATCTAATGGTGTTGGTGTTGCGGCTGTCTGAACACCGAAACATCTACAACGCCATCCATTAGGGAAAAAATGAATTCTCCAAAATTCAGAATACAATGGTGCTACAACTCCGTGTAATAATCTATGTGCATCCCTTTCTTTTCCATCCGCTTGCGTTCTATATTCTAAGTTTGGATATAATGTAGCATTTTCCTTGTAGTAAAGCCAGTCTTTTGCGTGTTTTGCGCTTTGGTTGGCTGTTTGCCATTCTGCCTGAAGATGGTTTTTATTATACTTTGGGTTTAGTTTAAGAACTTCAGCTTCGAATTGTTTCCAAGGTTGATTTTTTTGCAGAATCTGATTGATTTCCTGTAAAACGACTGTAGATTTTGCACCGGAAAACTTATACAGATTGCGTTGCATTTGGATAACTTCAGGCGAAATATTTCCTGTTGATTTGTTAACCTTGAACCATTCTTTCCCGTAACCTTTTCCGGCTGCTGTGTTCATTTCCCCATACATCGCAGCGATATAAGCAGGGTCGATGCTCTTTGAGTCAGTTTTACCTTCATAAACATCCTTTGCTAATTGCTCCATTACTTTCATCCAACCGGCAATGTCAATGGCTTCTATTACTTGTAAGGTAGCCTCGGTGCAAAGTTCGCAACCACAATCCTGATGCTGGTAAATTGCTTCCGTTCTTCTAAGAACCGAACGCAATTTCAGAAAAGCATTTACGTCACGGCTTTTTTTTTTGAAGCTTCGGTTGGTGTGTTTTCGTTACCGGATTTAACTCCTATGATTTTTAATCCGGTAATTTGCTCGATTTGTTCCGGGTCAAAGTCAAAGTAAATGCCTAGTTTTTCGACTATTTTAAGAAGTTTATCAATTGTCATTTCGTCTTCATCATCCCATTCGAAACGGTAATCTTTCAGGAACGAATAAACTGGAGATAACTTGATTAATAGTGGAATCAGCTTTTCATTGACAACACCGGCAACTAGCAATTTGTCAGAAACAAAACGGAACTGAGCAAACTCAAACTGTACTTCTACAGAACCGACAAAACCTTTTTCGTCTGTCAGTCCTGTTCCGCCCAGGAATCGTTTTGAAATCTCATTGTCTGCTCTTTTGATAAGTCCATCAAAAGCTTCTTGACTGTTAGTAGATGTGATATTTGGAATCTCAAACTTTTCGTTTCCTCGACCAATCATAAAGTTATTCGCTTTGAAATTGGTTGCCATTTCAAAGAGTTCTAGTAAACGGTCATCGTCTTCACGGTCTGTGGTCACAAATAAAGGCGGTACACCATACTTCTCAATGAAATCCAACCAAGAACCCAATCCAAGTTTTTTCGCCAAAATAATAGGCGCAATCAAGGCGAATGTTCCGAGGTCTTTGTAGTCTTTTCCAACTTGAATGTAATAATTGGAAATCGGTCCGTTTTTGTAATCAGTTCCGGTCGGCTGTCCCGGTTCTTTTAGGATGATACCTTTTTTTGGATTGAAATTAGCTTGAGAAATCTCTGTGATCTCAGTTAGGTTTCCTTCTTCATCGGTATTGAATAATTCAATAAGCTTTGTACCTTCAAATTTGCTTTCTAAAACTAATTTGATGAAATCTTGAAACCAAAGTGTTTTGAAAAGATTTTCTGCATCCTCGTTCCGTTCTTTGGATGTTTTATGAACTAATTTGAAAGGCGATTGCTGTGTTTTAGAGATACGTGTGTCCAGGACAGAACCCAAATGATTATCAAGCTTCATATTATCATACAAAGCTTTGAGGTTTTGTTTGTCCGGATTGTCCGGGTCTGTTGCCAGCATTATAGCTGTTTTCCAGGAACCAAGGTCTTCAGCTCGCATCATCGTTGCCTGATGATTGATTACGCTGGATGGCATATTGGTATTAGGACGTTTTCCGGCAGCAATAATTTGATTGATGTCTGTGTAGGATGCATTGCCTAGAAAGAAAGCTTCAGCAACTCTGTAGATTTTATTCGTTTTTAAACGTTGTTTAAATGGCGTTTTCATTAGATGTAAAAGTCTTCGTTTTTAAGATTTCCGTACAACATTTTAGAAGCAGAACTTCCGGGACTATTTGGATCGGCTTGTTTTGGTGGTAAATCATCAAACTTGATGATTCCACGGTGCATTTTGTCTAGTTCCTTTTCAGCCCACTCTAAATCTTTATTGACATCATCAGAAACCTTTCGGGCTGCATTTCTTTTTTTGATGTCGTAACCAACCATTTTTGTAAGAATCTTTACAAGGTGTGAATGTCGAACAGGTTCTGTTTCTGAGAATATTTTTGCGACATCATAATATTTAGAGATCATTACTTTGACTTCAGATATACGATGGCTTTCCAATTCGTCTTTTGCTTCTTGAAAGTCTGCAACACTTTCATTGATTAGGCGTTCCTGTGTGTAGGATTTCAAATCTTTTTCCTGTAGATAAATCATATTCTTTCGTTTTTAGGCTTCATCCTTCCCATCATATTTTTTCCTTTTCTGACTGGTGTATATTTTTCCAGTTCTTTTGTGCAAGCTTCGTGTCCATCCGGATAATCATCGTGACAATTGTAACCAGGTTCGATGCCTTTTAGTTGAGCCAAAGCAATCTGAGTGTCGTTGTTGGATTTGATTTTTTTATTGTAATGGATACGATTGTTTTGGTAATAAGGAACTAAAGACATTATTCGGTCTATTTTTTTACCCTTGATGTTTACCTTTACTAAGTTTAACCTGACGCCTGTTTCGGTTTCAACTTCCTCAATCGTTCTTTGAACTTCATCATTCCAAAACTGAGCTTCGTACTGCCAGCGAATTTTTACAGATGCTGGTAAGGTGCTTTGAAAATTACTCATCCAACGCAACGGAGCTTTCATTTTGGTCTGTTTGCAGAACAAATCGATTATATAAAAATTGTTTTTTTGCAGACCTTCAACCGTTACGGAATTGTAATCGCTTGTAGAATTTCCAGCGTATGCGATATCCCAATGACCAATAATAGTTTCGAAGTGATCGATCCTGGGCAAGTCTGTCCAGTTTATCATTTCATCTTTAAAGACAGTCCCTTCTACGTGTGGCGTATTGTTGTATTCTGCCATTGCGGCTAAACGTCCAATATCTTCTTCAATAAACTTGAAATACATATTGTCATACTTACCTGTCCACGTTGGTACATAAGTAACCGGGTCATAAGCATTGACCTGATGAACCTTCCATTTAGGATGTAAATCCTGTAAAATGGTTTGTATCATTATCGGGGCGAAACGGTTATTAGAGTATGTGAATCTTCTGGTAGAACCGTCCATTGTTGGAATCAAATCCCGGACAATCCAATTGGCCATTTTAATCTGACGTTTTGGATTGGCGTTGATATCCTTTGTTTCCAAATCATCACAGTTGATATGTGATGGTCTTTTGTTTTTAACTCTCAAACCTCTTACGGATTGTCCCATCCCTAAAGCTTGAGCAATGAAACCGCCTTTTGTTTGAAAAAAGCCATCCTCCCAAGAACCTAAAACTTTTTGTTCTCCAAAGTCTGCCAGGATTCTAGGATTAGCTTCAAATTCTGCACGGATATCCTCTAGTAATTGATTTGCTTTGTCATTGCTGTTACCAATCAAAACAAAATAGCATTCGCCTTCACGAAGCCACAGCCAAAACGGAATAAATATGTTATTCCAAACTGATTTTGCCAAGGCTCGTCCCCATTGTGCAAATCCTCGAAATAGTTTGTTTTTTGCCACATACCAAGCCCATTCTACTTGAAAATCCGCACAAGGAGCGTCTGCATAATGTGGAAAATAGCGTTCGACCATTTTGCGTGGGTCATTCTTGCAAGCTTCAATTGCAGCAGCTCTTTGCTCCTTGGTTTCAAAAGCGAATTTAGAACCTGCACTTCTTGCAAATTCTATTTTTTGTAGATACCGGTCTAAAGCTGATTTATCCTTTTGCTTCATATAATGAATCCAAAAAATATTTTAAAGCGGTTAAAAACGAATTTAAACGCCATTTAAACGTGTTTAAGAAAGTTGAGAGGATGTATCTAATAAGTGAGCATGTTGAAAATCGAGTGTTTGCATATAGAGCTTTTCATCTTTTATTCTCATATCTCCAAAAATCTTATCCATTATCTCAATGTATTTTGTTAGAGTGACTTTGTTTTCGGCTTGGAAACTTGCAAGTGTTTTATTCCACATTGCAATACCTTGGTCAATGTAAACGGTCTGGCGTTTTAGGTTTTTCATTTCCTCCTTTAATTCCGAAACTTCAGCTTTCATTGGGTCTGTTATTTCTTTATTAGGAATCTCTCTGATGTCTTTTTCCAATGCTCGAATCTTTTCCGGAATATCCTTAACCATTTTCATGATATCAAGTCTTTCAGTCGCCAGGTCATCTACAACCTGTTGTATGCGATCTAGGCGTTCACCGGATTGATTGATATTTGCATCCCGGATTTTTTTCCAGTTTCCTTTTTTTATCCAATCGCCGACAGTATTAGGACGTACTTTTAGTTTGGAAGCAATTTCTTTTGCTTCCATATTGTCCTTTGTGTAGTAAAAAAAAGCGAGGTTTTTCTCCTGTTCCTTTGCCATTTATAGAGTTTTACTGAAGCAAAATTGCACTCAATAAAATGTCTCATAAAATCAAAAATCCAAATCAGACCGAGATTCAAACTGATTCAGTCTGATATTCATACTGATTCGGAATACTGATTTTTTCAGGAAAAAAAACAATCGAAAATTTGCCTTGTAAATCAGTAGAATGACACACGGCAAAATAGAAGCAGCTATTAGTAATGATGTACTTAATCTTAGAATCTCAGGCAGAATTTGGCAGGGAGAAGTAGCAAGTGCATTCAAATATTATATAGATAATGCTATTTCTGAAAATGTAAAAAATGCAACATTGTACATCAATTCAGAAGGCGGTTCTGTTTTCGAGGCTCAAGAAGCAATTAATGAGCTAAAAAGACTTGATTCTGTTAAAATAACTGTGGGAGCGTTAGCTGCATCTGCTGCAACAATGTTCTTGTGCTATTTCGATGCTGAGTGTTCTACATCTTCTCAATTTATGATTCATAAGCCGTCAACATACATTTCCGGCAATGAAGATAAAGTAAAAGCTGACTTAAAAGCTTTGGAAAACCTTACCAATGTTTATCGTTCTGCCTATGCCAAGGCTTTCAACTTGACAGAGCAGGAAGTAGAAGACTTATGGAAAAATGATTACTGGATGGATTCTAACGAAGCCAAAGAGAAAGGATTGGTAAAAACAATCACTACAGAAGAAATCCAAATTGATGATTCTACCATTAAAATGATGGTTGCCTGTGGATGTCCCACGATTCCAAAACCAACTTCTGAAAAGAAAAATTCAACTAAAAATAAAATGGATATCAACCAACTGAAAGCCGCATTAGGAATGCCGGCTGATGCAACCGAGGAGCAAGTTCTGGAAAAGGTTGCGGAAAACAAAAAGAAAGCAGACAATGCTGCTGCAACGGAAGCTAGTGCCAATCAGCAAAAAGAACAAGCAGCTGAAAAGGTAATTAATCAAGCCATTTTGGATAAGAAAATCACGGCTGACATGAAGGCGACCTACGTCAGTCTTCATAAACAAGATCCTGCCGGAACAGAAGCTATCCTGGCATCTATGAAAGGTGTTACACCTGCTTCTAAAGAAATCAAGGATAAACCTGATGGCGAAATGCCGGAGGCTCTAGGTCGAGAAAACTGGACAATAGATGATTATCTGGAAAAAGACCCTGCCGCATTGGACGCTTTGATTGAAAAAGACCCTGCGGCTGTTCAAAAGTTGAACGCAGTATATGCATCTAAAAACTAATTAAAAAATGCCTAAAGAAAAAAGTTCATTAGCACTAAAGAATGAGTTGGCAGTTACCGAACTCATCAAAAAGTTTCGCCACGAGAATACTTGGTTAGAAGCTGTCCCATCAAAACCACAATGGGTTGGTAATGATGTTATCAAAATTCCTATCCAAGGAACTGCGCCAAAAGTTTTGATTGATAATACTATTTATCCAATCAATTCAAGTCAGAGAGAGGATGGTTACCTTAAAATTTCGCTTCATAAATATGAAACCGAAAACACAGAAGTTACAACGGATGAGCTGTATGCTCTGCCTTACGAAAAGGTTAACGATGTTCAAGTTCAGCACCGTGAGACATTGGAAGATGTGACCGCTGAGCACGCTTTATATTCTATCACACCGCAGGAAGATTCTGCAACAACTCCAGTGTTAACTACATCGGGTCCTGATGATGGAGAAGGCAGAAAAAGGCTAATTACTAAAGATTTAAGAAAGCTTAAGAAAAAGCTTACAAAACTTGGAGTTCCTAAAAAAGGACGAGTGTTAGTTCTTTGTGCTGACCACGTTGATGATTTACTAGATCAAGACGAAACATTTAACACTAGATATCAAAACCATACTGAAGGTACAATTGCAGAAAACTATTGTGGTTTTAAAATCTATGAAAGCACCTATGCTCCAGAGTTCACGGCTGCCGGACAAAAAATAGCTTTTGATAGCTCAACAACCGGTTACGAAGCTTCTGTATGTTTCTTTGCGCCTAGCACTGCTAAGGCTCCAGGAACTGCCGAGCGTTTTGCAATCGATAAGGCAAATAACCCAACTATGCGACGTCACGAAATTGGTTTCGAAATTCATTGGGTTTGTGTTGCTGTTAAAGACGAAGGGATTGCAGCAATCAGATCAGTAGCAGTGTAAAATTAATAACAATCAAAATTCTATTCAAAAGCCATGTCGCCACTTAATTCCTTATCATTAAAAATCGCTCAAAGCCAAAACGGCGTTCAAGAAATTCCAAAAAATAGCAATGCTGGTCCTGCTGTGGAATCATATTTAAAAAGTGTTGGGCTTGGTAAAGGTTATGCTTGGTGTATGGCTTTTGTTTATTGGTCGGTAAAAGAAGCCGCAAAACAACTTAATACAACCAGTCCTTTGGTTAAAACAGCCGGAGTTCTAAGACAGTGGAATGAAGTTAATCCAAAATTGAAAGTAACAAAAAATCCTATTGTTGGAGACATTTTCATTATGGATTACGGAAAGGGTCAAGGACATACCGGATTTGTTGTGGAGGTACTTTCAAATGGAAATCTTAAAACAATTGAAGGGAATACCAACGATGAAGGAAGCAGGGAAGGTTACGAGGTTTGCTACAGAACTCGTAAGCCGTCACAAATCAAAGGATATATCAGAATACAATAATTACCATGAAAAAAATACTTTCATATTTTCTATTTTTCTTATTCGGGGCTTTGCTCTTGACATCTTGCAAGAGCAAACCTGTCCCGGCTGAAACTAAGGAAACCATCATTCAAAAAATTGAAACGGTAAAAGATACCGTTTTAGTAGTCGAAAAAGACAGTTCTTATTACAGTGCATACATTGACTGTGTGAATGGTAAACCCGTCCTGGTTCAATCTCAACAGCAGATTGATGACTATAATAGCAAAAACCCTGGACAATCTGCGAAGGAACCTAAAAGTACTGCCGGTCGGTCTGTAAAACCTCCAGCCGTCAACCTAGAAAATGGAAAACTATCCGTCAACTGTGAGAAAGAAGCCGAAAAGCTTTTCTTCAAATGGAAAGAAACTTACATGAAGGAATGGCAAATAAGCAATACACCTATTTACAGGGATAAGCCATTAACAACTTTTCAAGAAGTAAAACTCGCAATTGGCAATCTTATTATTTGGCTTTTGGGTCTTGCGGTTTTGGTGTTTGGTATTCGATTTCTAATCTCTAAAAAATTATTCTAGTGCAAAATACATTATCACTTGCAGAACTATTAGTTCTCTCATTAGTCGTTTTTAATGACGAAAAACACTCAAAGGTCAACACCGTTTATGCCGCTGAAGATGGCAATGTCTTCATCGAAGAAAACAGGGCTAAAATCCACAAAGTAAAGTATCACACTATTACGAGAACCGAGGCTGAAGCTTCTGATGGTAAAAAGTCTGTTGTCGTAGATGACCTGGATCAAGGTTTAATTGCTGAGAAAACCAAAGAGCTTCAGGAACTGGAACTTGTAAAAGCCAATTATCAAAAGATGAAATCACTGGCTTTGTTCTTTCAAATCGAAACCGAAGACCAAAAAGCAGATACTTTGATAGCTGCTTTAACAGAATACAAATCTAAAATTTCCGAGTAATGGGAAACCTGGAAGGAACTAATATTAATAAAATTGATGGCGGAAACGGAAGACTTTCCGCTACCAATGCAAGAATCTTTCTTTTAGTAAGTGCGATGGCGTTAAGTACGTCAACGCTTATTGCTAATGAATCTGTAAAATTGATTCAAACGAAAGATATTGAAGCTTTAGGCGTTAACGAAAGTTTTGATGCTAACAACAAGGTTTTAGCTCATCACCACGTGTCTGAGTTTTTCAGATTCGCTCCTGAAGGAACTGTTCATTTTTTACCAGTTGCACAAGATTCTACACACGCAGCTGTATTGTCAACAGTTTTACAAACTTTAAAACTAAACCCGGATATCAAAGGGGTTGGTTTTATCGGTTTTGAAAATCAGACATTGACATCAGTTGCAGCACTTGTAGAACCTTTGCAGAATGATCTTGTGAAAGCTGCAAAAGCTGAAGGAATTTTAATTGATTCCGTATTTGTAGAAGCTGGTTCTGCTGGTGTGTTGACTATTAACACTTATCCAGATTTAACCACAAAGTCCGCTGAAAACATTTCAGTTATTTTAGGTCAAGACCCAGCAATTGCAGCTCTTGAACAAGAATATGCTAATTATTCTGCGATTGGTTCTGCATTGGGAATGTTAGCGGTTAGAAAGGTTTCTGAAAACCTTGGTTCTACGGATATTATTAATAGACCGGAAGATAAAAAGACTGAAAAATTCTATTCTCTTACAGACACCGCTACAGGAAAATTTGTAAAAGCAAGCTTATCTACTGGAGAAAAAATTGAAAATCTTACAGATGTTCAAATCAAAGCTCTGAAAGCTAAAGGATACATTTTCGTAGGCTCATATATTGGAGCTGCCGGAATGTACTTCTCAGGTTCTGAAACTTGCACTTCTCCAACCAGTACTTATTCCACCATTGAAAACAATTCTGTTTGGAATGCTGCTGCGAGATTAATCCGTGAAGCTCTTGCGCCTTATATCAAAGGCAAAGTGAAAAAAGAACCGGAAACAGGTTACATCCGCTCAACTACTATTTCACATTGGGAAAGAGTTGCAACAAAAGCTTGTATCGAGAGATTGGAGGGCGAAAATGAGATTTCTGGCGGTTCAATTTATATTGATCCAAAACAATCTCCGAACGCTGATACGCCTATTAAAATTAGTGTTACCATCGAAGCCGATGCAATAGCTCACACATTCGATGTTGACTTAACTGTTCAATAAAATCTGAAAAATGCCAACAACAGTAAAGAATTATTTAGGAAAACTCACTGGATGGAATCAGGTAACGATGAACTTCTTAGGAAGAGATGTTGTCGGAATTGATGAAATAGATTACGGTGATAATACTGCAAAAGAAAATGCCTACGGAGCTGGAGGAATGCCCGTTGGTTGGACTGAGGGAAATTATGAACCACGATTTGCTGTGTCTTTTTATGATGAAGAAATGCAGGCAATCCAAAGAGCTTTACCTCCCGGTAAAAGAGTTCAAGACATTGAACCTTTCGATGTTGTAGTTCAATATGCACACCCACAGACAGGGATTATCGTTACTGATATTATTCATAATGTTCAACTTCTTGGAAGGGCAAAAAATCCAAAACAAAGTGAAGGGAAAATGACTAATAAATACGATTGTATTTGCAGTCATATCACTTGGGGTAAATAACTAAAATCTGAAAAATGAAATTCAATATTCCTGCTTTTTCAAGCGAACAGGTTGAAGCTGCAAAAGCTCAATACGGTGCAAAGTGTTTAAAAATCCTAGAAGTTTTCCCTGATGAAGATTCTGAAAAACCAGTGGAATTTTTAATCAAAAAACCAAGTCCTTCACTGGTCTACCTTCTATCATCAAAAGAGATGGAAAATAACATCGAAAAATCTTCAGCAGCAATGATTTCTAATTGTGTACTTGCTGGTGATGAAGACTTACTAAACAATGATGCATCTGTATTTACAGAGATTGTAGAAAAAATCGGAAGCCTTACTAAGTCTGCTCGTAGTAGCTTAAAAAAAGTCTAGAGTCATCGGTACTTGATACCGATGACAATACAAATAGCTTTAGGAAAATCAATGCTTTGATACAGGGTAAATTAGGAATTGACCCAGAAACAATCAAGGATGTAAATGATTGGATAGAGCTATATAGTAGAGCTGATTATATGTTGAAAGTTGAAAGGAAAATTCAATACTCAGCCATTAAGCAAGCTTTGGTAGAAGTTGTAAGTAAGTTGTTTAGTAAGGACTCTGATTCTGAAGACGAAGACCTCTGACCTTATCAGCCCAATTATAACCAATAGGTTTCCAAGTAAAAAAGTAATACAAGAAAGTAATACAAAGCCATAGAGACTTAAAAATCAATTTAAGTCCGTGAAAAAGAGCAAGTATTAAATCCAATAACATTTGTCAAATATAAAAATTAATGAGCACATACGAAAGTACTTGGCGATTAAAATTTGACCCTAAGTCTGTGACGAAAGGTGTAAAGGATGTTACTGAGAATCTGGATAATGCTGTAAAAAAAGGAAATGCTCTTGGCGATTGTTTTAAAAGGTTGAAAGCGATTGATTTGATGGCGATTGATAATTCAGTACAAAACATCAAGGATCGCCTTCAGGGCATTACGGATATCGCCATAAAAAACGAAAGTTCATTGGCAGAAGTATCAGCTATTACAGGTGTTGTGGGTGCTGAACTTGATAAACTCAACGATAGAGCAAAAGGTCTTAGCCGGACTTATGGAGAAGACCTTAATGAGAACTTAGATAGTTTCAAAACCATTTTGTCCAGACTTGGACCCGACTTGGGAAAAAGCGACAAAGCGATGGGAGTTCTTGGAGAAAGCGTCAACGTACTTTCTAAGGGAATGGAAGGCGATATCAAAGGCGCAACTAATGCTATTACAACTTCAATGTTGCAATTTCAAGTTGATTTGAAAAACCCTGTAAAGGCAGCTGAAGAATCACGTAGAATGATTAATGTAATGGCAGCAGGAGCAAAAGAAGGCGCTGCCGAAATTCCACAAATTGGTGAAGCTTTGGTTCAAGCTGGGGTATCTGCGAAACTCGCCAATTTAACTTTTGAAGAGACAAACGCTGCTATTCAAGCAATGGCGGGCGGTGGTAAGTATGGAAGTGAAGCGGGTGTGGCAATTCGTAACGTGATTACCAATATGTCTGCATCTACAGCTCTTAGTAAAGAAGCTGTTACAATTCTTAATGCTTATGGTGTAAGCACTAAAAAAATGGGCGATTCTACGGTAGCGTGGGCAGATCGTTTAAGATTATTAAAACCTATGCAGAATGACATCAATGCACTTACGGCAATCTTCGGGCGTGAAAATGCTGCTTCTGCTCAGATATTAATTAGAACTGCTGATGAACAGGCTGAATTAACAAAACAGATTACCGGGACGAATGTTGCCTACGAGCAGGCGGCTGTTATAATGAATACCAAAGCTGAACAGGAGAAAAGAAGAAACCAAAGATGGAATATCTTCAAACTTCGTATTGGTAATGTAACAAAGGAGTTTCAACCATACATCAATATGACGGCTTCTGCGATAAGCATTACAGCTAATATGAAAAATGCTTATGATGGTCTTGTGATTGTTTTGAATGGATTGAAAACCGTTCTCGGTCTTGATATTTTGATGAAGCGTATCAATTCATTTGCGACTAAGCGACTTACAAAAGATCAAGTCAATTTAGCGATTACAACCAATTCTTTGAGGTTTTCGATGCTTTGGGCTTCCTTGACAACTTTCGGTTTTGCTGGTGCAATGCAGACATTGCGAGCTTCAGTTAACAGTGTTTCAATCGCGATAATGAAAATACCTGTAGTGGGTTGGATTATCGCATTGGTTGTGGCTCTAGGGGCTTTGTTTGCTTATTTCTGGAATACGTCCGGGAAATTCCGGGGATTCTTTTATGGAATTTGGGAAGTTGTAAAACTTGTTTTTGGAGGCATTTGGACAGTTATAAAAATGCATGTCAATTTTATAATATCAATATTTCAGTTTCTATGGCAGAAAATCAAAGACATTTTTAACTGGATTGTAAAAGTGGTTGGGGAGTCTTGGAACTGGGTGGCTAATAAATTTCAGTGGGCTTGGAATTTTATCAAAACAAAAGCTGAAGGAATCTGGAATACTTTAAAAAACGTGTTTGGAAACATCAAAGCATTCTTTCAGGAGACTTTCGGCGCTGCTTGGGATGTTGTTTCTGGTATTTTCGATAAAATTTGGAATAAAATCAAAGGTTTTTTAAAGTTTTTAGAACCTATGAAAAAAGCATTGGGCGGTTTTTGGGATTCCATAAAAGGAGCATTTAATAAAGGAAATGCAAAAGGACAGAAAGCTTTTGCCGATGAGAAAAATGCGGAAAATTTTGAAAAAGCTAAAAAAGAAGGTCGATTGGTTCAAGATTTTGACGGTAACTGGGTTACGCCTGCAACCAAAGAAAGACATAGAAAGCAAAGAGAAAAAAACTTAATCAATCCAACAGATTCTATCGGTGTTGATAATTATTTACCAAAAGATTTTAGCTCGACAAAAGATAAAAGTTCTAAAAATGAAAAGTCTGGAAATTCAAAAGAAGACTTAGGTATGAACGGCGAAAAAGGTGGTAATAAAACAATAAATATGACTATTAATATTACTAACCACTTCTCAGCTGCGAAACAACAAGCCGGTAAAGTTGCGGATGAAATCGCAAGTAAAATTAATGATCGTCTAAGGGATGGTATGGTAGCTATAGATTAATTATGAAGGATTTTTTACTAGACGATAATAATGATCTTAAAATTATCAACGGCGATTTTGACATCGGAGAAAGCGAAATGCAAGAAGTGGGTTTGATCCTTCAATCAACACAAGGCGAATGGAAAGAAAATCCGCTTTTGGGTCCGAATCTATTTCGATTCATAAAAGCGAAAACCAACAAAGCAGAAATAGAGCGTGAAGTCTCATTACATCTAGGAATGGATAATAAGGATTTCAAGACGCTAAAAACTAAAATTGAAACAATTGTAAACCGTGGATAGTCATTTATTAGGAGGTCTCGACAATAGAGCTGTTTTAGGACAGCTGTTTAGAACTGCATTTGGTGTTGCTCCAATTTACATTGTTGAGCCGCTAGGAAAAACAAAAGAGATTAAAATTGAAGGCTTCAATCCATCTGTAAAAGATGAGTTTATCAATGAAGATCAAGTTTTAAAAAGTGTTTACGGAACTCCGATTATTTTCCCTATTCAGTTCCGTGGCGGTGACTATACTGTTTACGATTGGTATGGAAAGCCAAAGATGAAACGCTACGATGATCTTTGGCTTCCTGCTACAACAATGGTTGATTTTAGTCGTGCAAAAAACGTGATTAAAACAAATGTTTTAGGAGCAAACGGAACAATCAAGGAGATATTTGGCTTCGATGATTGGAATATCAGAATCAGAATGCTTTGTCTCAACGATAATAGATTTAAAGCTCGTGAATATGCAGATATGTTGCAGGATTGGTTTGAGATTGCTGGCGGTGTTAATGTTTTTGGTTCTATTTTCTCGAAAAAAGAAATCTACAACATTGTAGTAGAAGATTTTGATATTAAATCGGTAACCGGTTCACCAGATGTAATTCCTATTGAGATGAGTGCTGTAAGTAACGAACCTGTTGAGATATTTTTAAATAAGCAATAAGATGGATTGGATAATGAACGCTAAAGTGGTTTTTCTAGCTACTGAAAACCGTCCAGAATTTTCAATCAGAAGAATATCTGAAGTATCAATTGAAAGCTCGTGGAAAACGATTTGTGATACTGCTGAATTAGTTCTTCCAAGGAATGTGAAGGACTTTGATAGTAAAAAAGTAAAAGATGTTTTCCGGCGTGGCGACAAAGTGGAAATCTATCTATGCTACGGAATGGATGAAGATTTAAAGTTGGAATTTACAGGATACATTACAAAAGTTTCTGCGGAATATCCAATCAGAATAGCATTAGAAGATGAGATGTGGAAATTGAAACAAACACCAATCAATTTTGCAGCAACAAATATTAAGCTGGATGTTTTTATAAAAAAGTTTGTTAAAAACTATCCTGTTGATATTGATGTAGATGTGAGTTTAGGAGCTGTAAGGTTTAGTAAGGTGACTTTTGGAGAAGTGTTGAAAAAACTACAGGATGATTTCAGTATTTATTCATTTATCAGGAACGGAACATTGACAATTGCCAAACCTTATTCTGATGTTACAGAAGATGTTCCGGCTTTTGATCTTGAGAGAGATTGTGTAAGTAATGATTTGAACTATCTCAGCAAGGATGAAAGGCTAGTTAAGATTATCGGTCAGTCGATGCAAACATTGGCAAAAGCTGTTAAGAAAAGAGAGAAAGATAAAAAATTAAAATTTGAGTTTGGAGATGCGGATGCAACCAGTACAATCAACTGGACTTTTTCAGTAACGAGTTTGAAAGATTTGGAACGAGAAGTAAAGCGGATGTATCACGATTGGAAAAAAGAAGGTTGGGACGGCAGTTTTACAACATTTGGATTTCCTTTTTTACAACACGGACAAAAGGTAAAATTAACATCGTCATTGTACGAAGATCGTTCGGGAATCTATTATATAGATGGATTGAAAAAAACTTTTAACATTGATGGGTTTCGTCAAGTTCCGGAACTCGGACCAGCATTTATAAGATGAGTTTAGATAAGTTAAAACAGACAATAAACGAACTGATAAAAGGAAATATTCCGATTCAGACAGTTTGGGTTACAGTTTCGGAAGTCGATTGGGAGGAAAGGACAATGACCGCCGTAGGCATTGATGATGAAGTTGAGTTTTTTGATGTTTTGCTTGGTCTTGGTTCGGTTGATTTGAAGCCTAAAATTGGAAGTGATTGTTTAATCGGAATAATTGAGAATCAATCTACATCATCTTTCATTTTAACAGCAAATGAGCTGGAAGAAATTGATGTTGTTGTTGAAGAATGTCAACTTAATATTAATAAAGGATTTCTTCTAAAAAAAGAAAATGAAACACTCGCAAAATTGATGTCCGATTTATTGAAAGAAATTCAAAAAATGAAATTCACAACCAATACAGGAAGCACAATTTTGCTGGTCAATAAACCACAGTTTTTGGAAATTGAAAACCGTTTTAAAGACTTTTTAAAAACCGATTAAAACTGATTAAATGCCAACATCAAAAGAAAGATTAAAAAGTAAAATCATCGAGGTAATGGACGAATGTGGACTGGAAGACAACAGTCCGGAAGATTCTAAAATAAAATTTGCCGAGGCTATTGCCGAAGCTGTGATTTTCGAAATTAAAAATATGACCATCACGGCAACCGCACCAAACGGAGCTGTAACAATAATTAAAATTGAGTAATGTTTAAAGAACTATTAGAACCGCACATCAGCTCGTTGATAGCTGGATTAATCACTGGCTTTGTCGGTTGGTTTTTCGGAAGAAAAAAAGCAACGGCAGAAGTTGAGACGAATCAAATTGAAAACGCTGAAAAGCTTTTGGACTATTATCGAAAAATGGTAGATGATTTGGGTTTGCGCTTGGAAAATTCAATCATCCGATTTAATGCGGCGGAAAATACAATTCGTGAATTGGAAGAGAAAATCGACCGATTAACACACGAGTTAGGAAAATACAAGCAATTAAACGGAAAGGTTGAGTAATGGCAACAGCAATAGTTCTACATAACCAATCACTATTAGATTTCGCCATCCAGCACACAGGAAGCGCACAGAATGCTTTCGAAATTGCAATGGCAAACAATATGAGCTTGACAGACCAGCTGACCGCTGGAGCAGAGCTTACTGTTCCCGGAACTGTGGCGATGGATTTAGATATTAAAAATTATTATTCGTCGAAAGCAATTCAGCCGGCAACGGATGTCACAGTATCATCTGATGATGAACAAGAACAGGAAGGAATCTCAATTTGGGGAATTAACAACGATTTTATAGTACAATAAAATGGCAAGAAGTGTAGACGTAATATATGCAGATTTGTTAGCAAAAAAAGAAGCTGACGAGAATCTTAATGCGCTTAGCTCAACATCTAAAGTAGCAATATGGCGACTTTGGTTGTGGATTTTTGCCTATGGTTCTTTTATTTTAGAAACAATCTTCGACACGCACAAAGCTGAGGTTTCAGAAGCTCTCACACAGCTTAAACCTCACACGTTGCGCTGGTATCGCAACAAAGTTTTGCAGTTCCAATTTTGTTTTGACCTCATTGAAGATTCTGACGTTTTTGATAACGGTTCTGCGACCGATGAAGAAATTGAAGCTTCGAAAATCATCAAATATTCAGCGGTCACAGAATCTACAACAGAAAGCCGATTGATTGTGAAGATTGCGACAGAAGATGCTAACGGTGTTTTGGCACCGATTCCCGATGAGGTTTATCCATCTTTTTCGGCATATATGGAAGAAATCAAAGATGCAGGCGTAAAGATTACGGTCATCAATTATTTGCCGGACATTCTGCGTTTGCAGATGCAAATTTATTATGATCCGCTATTGCTGACAGCTGATGGCGTTTATATCCGAACAGGTCGCAAGCCTGTTGAAGATGCTTTGAATGAGTTCATGAAAGAATTACCATTCAACGGAGAATTGATTTTAGCGTCATTGGTAGATAAGTTACAAGTTACTGAAGGTGTGAAAATTCCTCACCTTGTTAATGCGCAATCTAAGTGGATTGGCGCTGGAGGAATCTCTTACGGCAATTTCGAAAACATTGCGGTTAAGAAAATACCAACTTCTGGATATTTCCAGATTGAAAACTTTGATAATATAACCTATGTGGCATATAGTTAATTGGAAGCGATTGGCGATTATCTTAACGCCTACATTCTTGCGAGGACCATTAATGAAAGCGTGGCTGGAGTTGATAGTTTCCGGCATAGATGATATTCATTACCGATGGTTGCAGTTTAGAACTGATAATCTGTATAAACTGAATCACAACTCTCAAATCTGCTATTTGCGAAAAGCTTTGAATGATCGATTTGATTCATCACTAAGACGAATTGTAATTGCCAGCGGAAATACTTACACAAGGCAATACATCTACACGGATGCGGAACAAAAGCCAAAGTGGCTAGGTACTATCTACCTGCACGGCGATGAAGATTACAGCGATACAGGTGTTGATTTCATTGTGAAAGTGCCACAAGATTTACAATTCAGCATCTATGAGATGACGGCTTTAATTGACTACTACAAACTCGCTAGTAAGCGATATAAAATAATAAGATTCTAATGAATAAAATAGATTACAATCAGGCAGGCGGTTTTCCGTTGTCAACACAAATACTTGATGCTGGACAAACAGCTTACAGCATCTTCAATGCACACGGTGCAATGGCTGGTAATTTTGCCATTATAGATGGTTGCGAGGTCGGCGGTGGCGGTTTTGTAACTGACGGTTATGTCCGTATCAATGGCGAATTATTAGAATTAAAAGGTGGACAGATAGCTACCAATGTTACAATAGTTGAAGAACCGGATTTGCGTGGTTTTGAAGATGGTTCTCAAAAAGCCGTCATTTATAAACGTTATGCCACATTTGGCGGAGGCAATCCTTCTTATCCGTGGGCTTCATTCAGAAGACCTCTGAATCTATTTCAATTAGAAGACCGATTATTGAAAGTTGAAAAAGCCACGCCTATCGGCTTAGTTGCCATCTGGGATAGACCAGCGGATGAAATCCCCGAAGGTTGGGTAGAACATACCGATATGGCAGGTACTGTACCAGTAGGTCATCAGAATGGCGATTTGATTTTTGGTGCGCTTGGAAGTACGGTTGGAGCGAAAGAAATACAATTGACTAGTGGGCATTTGCCAAAATTAGATGGGCAATTTCCGACGCTTGCCAATAATGCCGGCAGCGGCATTGTTTCAAAAATAGGTGGTTCCAGTTCATCCGTTGGCGGTTCTTCTTCTCCTAGTTTCCAACATTCTGAGATGAAAATCAGTTTTGGAAACAATGAGAAGCATAGCAACATCCAACCGTCGAGAATTGTAAAATTTATCCGATTTGTCGGGTTTTCAGAATAAAATATAATGGCAAAAGTAGACATCAATATCATCAAAGAATGGTTTCGCAATTTGAAAAAACCAAACCAAGATCAGTTCTGGTCTTGGCTGGATAGTTTCCGACATAAAGATGAGAAAATACCGATGGCTGACGTTGAGAATCTAACTCAAACTTTGACAAAAAAAGCTGACTTAATTAATGGTATAGTTCCAGAAAGTCAATTGCCTTTTACACTCAATAGTAATGAGGTGGTCACTATTGGCGAAATCACAACAACTGCTAATCAAGTTAATATTGGCGTTCATGAGAGCGGTTCTAACAAGGTTAGAATTGGTGGACAGATTTTATCAAGAAGTTTCCCAAATAATTTGCCTTACACAGCCGTAACCGATGGAAATAAGTTCTTAAGAATTATCGCCAGAAACGAAACGGGATTGTTTTTTTTAAAAGAATCGGCTGAAAGCGACGAACCGCTTGAACCTGCATTGGACGATGGCGAAGTTCATGTAAGATTGATTCTGGTTACGCCGGAAGGTAATTATATTGACCCAGAAATTTTATCCGGGTTTAAAGAAAAACAAGAAGATAATTGGAAAAAAGTACCTGCGCCAAAGTTTGGTAATTATATCATTAATTATAACGATACTCGTACTTTTTTTTCACTCGAAAATGGAAACCTTGGCATGGGTATTAGTGTAGTTTTTCAATTTGGAGCGGAAACTGACCGTGACATTGTTTTGACGGTTCGAAATAATAATTCCACAGACCTTCTAATTCCTCAATCTGCAACCAATAGATTAACGAAAGGTTTAGCGGAAGATTTTACTTTGAAAGCAGGTTTGACCGCTTTTTTTAAGTACAATGTTGAGAAAGATATTTTGGAAGTTTTAAAAGTGTCGGATGGCTCTGGTTCTGCGAGCTTTCCAGAAAGCTCAGAAAACGGTTTGGCTTTGGTTTCTGACAACACATCAGAAGATAAAGTAAAGTGGTATAATGGTTTTTTGGATAAGTTAATTACCACGGCTCAGAGTGTTGCGTCATTTGTAACATTTTCTGGAAATTTTCGAGCTAAACGACATTATTTTTCTGTTGACGAAGCTCCAGATACAAGTCCGTTGAAGATTTGGACTGATGGGATTAAATTATTTTTTACGAATAATTCTGGAGTTAACAAGCAGTTATCAGTAGGTTCTGTATTTGTTTACACGCCAACAGGTAATTTCACTATTTCAGCTATTAAAACAGCTATGGAGGCGCAAGGAATTATTTTTAACGATAGTCACATAATAGTAAACTTAGGCACTAATAACTATACGTGCTCAATTGATATTGGAGCGTCAAATCCAAATACAATTTTCACAATAGGTAAACGAGGCACAGGAAGCGTTTCTTTCTCTTCAATTAGAACTCTAAACAGTGGATCGGAAGGCATTACTATTTTCAATGGAAACGAAGCTAGCATGGCGAAGATTGAGTTGGGAACAAGTGTGGATTTTCTAACAATTGTGAATTTGTAAAATAATGGGAGCAAACAGACGATTTTTCACAATGGAAAAAAAAATAACACCATTTATATTTACTGTCGACACGAGCTTAATAGTTGCTGGTGCCACTAATGGGAGCGAGAATCCGCTAAGTTATATTCTGCCTATTCTATCTCTTACATCTGCAATTGTTAGGGTGAATGATGGTCGTGCAGATATTAGTCTTACGTCAAGTAATCTGTCCGCTAATAGACGTTTAGTCTTTGCGAGTGCTGGGGTTTATAAAATAACAATTTTCCAAGTAAACATGACATTTCATGCGAACAATAGTACTGTTGGGATAGATAAAAATAAAATGATAAGCATAGATAATTGGGGGAATAATACAACATATAATATACAATGTTTTAGATATTGCTACAATCTAGAATTTAAAGCTACTAATACTTTGGTTTTACCATCAGTTATTAGTGCTTTTTTTGCGGAAACAAAAGGGTTTCCGAGTAAAGACATAAGCAATCTAGACACGTCAAAAGTAACAGACGCTGTAAATGTATTCGCAAATGTCCCAACAAAATTTAAAAAGCTATTAAATCCTTTCTTTTTAAATCTTACAAATGCAAATGGAATATATTCAGGTTTGGATTTATCAGAATTGGAAAAATTAGAAATTATATCAAATACTTTAACAACGGCAAATGATATATTCAGTGGTGCAACACGCCCTTTTTATGGAGAAATAATATTGCAAACACCTAATCTAACTAATATTACTGCACTATGTTACAGATTCAGCACACCGCCACCAGCTTTAGACAAGTGCGATTTTCGCTCCGTAAATAACGCATTAAATTTTTTAAGAAATCCAATGTCAACTACTAATGTTGACAAGACATTAATTGCGTGGGCTAAATTGCCAACAATGGTAAGTGGGGTTACGTGGGACTGGAAGGGTTCAAAATATAGCAACAACTCAGAGGTAATAACGGCGTACAACAAAATAACTAACGAGTGGGGAGTTATCTTCACAAATCTAACAATGGCTTAAAAATATGGCACTACTAACAATACCAATATCGCCTTTGCAATTGGCATACGGCGAAATACAAAGAGAAATGCAAATTATCGGCATCAACATAGTTGATAGCTCACAACAACTATTTTTAACGCAGAAAATAGTCTACAGCTACAATGGCGAGGATGTTTCGGTAGATTTCAAACCTACAACGCAACCTATTGAGATAAATAACAGTAAAAATGTTTATCAGCGTGATTTGGAGCCGTTGGAGATTCTCACCAATCCAGATTATATAGATGCAGAAACAACGCCTGATGTTGAGCAATATCTCACGGCTCCTGCTTATGATTATGTCGTTGGTGTGCTGTGCGAAAATCCGCAATATTTTTGGCAGATTTTGCGAGAGTGTGTTTTGGAACTAAGTTAGAATTTGCTTTGAAAATCCGTGTGTTGCCGGCTATTTGCGCTGGTGCTGCACGTTAAAATAATAGGAGGAAAAAACGCCCTCCGCTTTTAAATAAGATCTCACCCAAATTTAAAACGAACCCACCGGCTACGGAGGACGCAAAGTCTTCTTTAGTCGGTGGGTTTTTCGTTGTTTGGGTGAGAGATGCAAAGATAACTTTAATTTAAATTATATACAATGAAGATGAACTATGTTCAAGCGCCTTTGCCGTTTCAGGGTCAAAAACGGAGATTTTTAAAAACATTCAAAACGGCTTTAGAAGAATTTTCACCAACAGCAACTTATGTAGATTTGTTTGGCGGTTCTGGCTTATTAAGTCATACAGTTAAACAGATGTTTCCAGATGCAAAAGTGATTTACAATGATTTTGACAGCTATTCACACAGAATTGAGAATGTTGACAAAACAAATGCATTGCTGTCAGATATTCGGAAAATGTGCGCAAACGAACCACGCAAAGAACGAATCAGTGATGGTCTACAAAGTGAGATTATTGCTAGAATATCAAAGGAAAAAGGCTTTATTGATTGGGTGACGGTTTCTTCCAGTTTGCTATTTTCTATGAACTATGTAACATCATTTGACCATCTAAAAAAAGAAAAATTCTATAATAAGGTAAGGCTTAGCGATTATGTTGCTGAGGGATATCTTGAAGGAGTTGATAGGGTTAAAATGGATTATCGAGATTTATTCACTGAATATCGCAATCATCCGAATGTAGTATTCTTAGTCGATCCTCCTTACCTTTCAACTGATTGTAGTACCTACAGTCGTCCGGACTATTGGAAATTGTCGGATTATCTCAATGTACTGAAGACAATTGAAGATCAGTCGTATTTTTACTTTACAAGCAACAAAAGTCAGATTATTGAGCTTTGTGACTGGATGGAAACAAATAGTTATGCTAGGAATCCTTTCGCTGATTCTACAACTGTGAAAGTTGGTGCTTCTCTTACTTATAATGCGAGTTATGAAGATATAATGATTTATAGGAATTTATAA